CTCTGCAAAGAGCACCTCCACCGGAGAATCGCGCGGAGGCGCAAATCCTCCCACTCGGGTAGGTTACCCTACCCCCAGTCCCTAGAAGGGACTGGCTGACACGAGCTTGATGCTAGCGGCTCGTGGGCGCCCGGAACGTTCAAGGTGCTCACCAGTGTTAGACGGCTCGTCGCCGCCCTCCATCAGTAAGCACTTGAGAAGGGCGTACCATCCATCCAGCGGGTTAACTGGACTTTTGGCCGAGTTCACATACCCCTTTACGAGAGGAGCTTGCAAACCCTCGCTCATCTTCTGGACTTCGTAGAAGCCGGAAGGAGACAAGCGACCCAGCACAGGAGACGTCTCGGCGACGTACGGATAGTGTCCCTTAAGGACCTTTTCCATGACTTCGTCGAGCATGACGACCGTTTGCGTGTAGCCAGCCTGGAAAAGCTGGTTCCGCGTAGAGACGGTTGACATGATCTCCTGTACGTCCCGCAGTGATCGGGGAAGTTCCTGACGGAATCGGACGATTGATACGTCCTCTCCCATATAGAACTCCTTCCCGCAAGACTCCCTGAACCCTCCGGTCCAGAAACTCTTGGCGGAATTCACCTTGAAGCCGAAAAACTCCAAGGAGCGCATCACTGTGACAGCCTTGTCGCGGGGGACGATGATATCATCCCCGTAGACGCGCACTTGATCCCTGAGCCCCTTGAGGGACTTCCAGGGAACAGGCTTGCCGTCACTCTCAACGATCGCGGAGAGGACAATGGTCAAAAAGACCATCGCCTCTACCGGGAAGGTGAGAGCGGACCCCATAGACGCGTACTTGTTCAGGTGGATCACACCTTTTCCAGGTACGTCGGCACGCAAAGATCTTGTAACCTGGAAAGCCTCAGAAACATGAGGCCAATTCTCCAGTAGATCTTCGACGAGCCAGTTGGGCACACGATCAGAAGCCTCACTCAAATCGAGTGTAGCCAAAGATCCGTCTTCAGAGCCAATCTGAGCAAGGGCCTGGTTAGGCCACTGTTCAGAAAAACCAAGGAACGATTTCGTTCGATGGTCTGTCTCAAGAAGACGCACGAGTTCGCGTGAGACCGCCTGTTGCATATACTGCATGCAGGTAGGCTCGATCGCGATAACTCGTGGAGTGCTTGCTGTCTTAGGGACAAGAACGACCTTAACAGGCCGCTCGTCCCGGGGTGACAACCAGTTCACATCATCCAGAGCGTAAGCGTGACGCCAATTGGGAAGAGCATAGTCCCCGTATGGGAAGAGCTCTTCCAGTCGTTCCGTCCATTCAGACTGACGGAACTTCTGGTTACCCGAAAGGCGATCTGCCGTAGCTCCTGGACCGTGGGCTGGAGTTAGACCACCTTCATAGATGATCGCGTCCAACTGCGTTAGCGCAGGGCCAAACACGGTCTGGAAGACCTTCTTCAACGGGAGGATATCCCTGTTGTAGAAGTTGGGGCGCTGAGAAAGGCGCTCCATGACTTCCTTGATCTGGTTGTCAGTTTCCACATACTGATCGAGAGCGGCCTGATTTCGGGCCGGCGAGCACTCCTGCTCGACTTTTCCAAACATCAGCGTAAGCTGACGGATGGAACGAACCAGGTAAGCGGTTTCTTCAACCGAAGGCCTGATATCGTCATCTCGATCAGTGGAGGGAAAGAAAGAATCCCTCTTGTGGATCAGCAACCCGCTGCCCACATGGAACAACTTGCTCATGAACCCGCTAAGAAAAACGGGCATCTGAGCAGTCCGATATTCACCCTCGAAGACCTCATCCTCCGCGCGGTGTGCGTTTACACGCACGACCTCACGAAGGAAGGCCTCAGCCTGCTGGCCACGGACTCCAGAGGAGCCCTTACCAGCGAGGAATTCGTTCTGGGTAAAATCGGCAGGGAAATCTTCGAGGATCGCCTCGATGTCTGGAGAGATAAGCATGGGATCAAATCCCATCAATCCAGGCTTAATCTTGGCGTAACCCACGAATAGCCCTTCGACGATCGCTCCGATAGCGAGTGCTCGCTCGAAGTCCTTACCGAATTTCGGCAAGGTGATGTCGAAGAAGGCATCCCCTTCGTGTTCCATGCGCCGAGCGACGATGTCAATGTCGCCGGCGATGCTGACTGAGCATCTAGTCCCCAGTTCAACGAGGACCTGTTGCCAGAGCTCGAAACGTGTCTTCATCCATCTCCCCTTTCAGAGGTGGTATGGACTCACATGCGATTTGCATGCAGAGCTTTCTGCAGGGGCAGGGGGTTCATATCCCCCCACCCTGGAAGTCCTAGGACTCGCCGCCGACAATCTTGTCGGAAACACCGGCGGTACCAAGGAAATCCGTGAGCGCCTTAAGGAGATCCTTGATCTCAGTGTTGCTGAAACCGACCTTAGGGTGGTCGATGACAACATACGCACTCATGGAGTACTGACGGTTAACCCCGCTAACGAGGGGGTCGGCCGCAGTCTTGGTACTGTCCAGGCGGACATTGCGACGGTTGCGCGACTTAAGGTCGTGCGAGACAGTGAGGACGTAGTCACCCGTTGAGGTGGCGAAAACGCCCTTCCTGTCGCCCGAAGCAACGCGAGGCAGCGAATGAGCTGCACCCGCTACCGTCACGGACTGAGGCTCTGCAAACATGCGAGAGCTCCGATCTGGGCCTTTTGGCCCGTTGAGGTGTTCACCGCATCTGGATTGACACGGCTACTAGCGTGACGTCCGGCTAATGCCGAGCGCCGCCACGATAGCCGCCCGGCGGGGAGAATTTACCCCGCCAGAGAGGCCGAACCCAAAGGGTGCAGCTGGAACACGCGTCAAGCTCGTGAAAGCGAACTCTAGCGTGCCGGAGTACAACTTCCATTCATTCATCGAGCCGAAAGGCCGAATCGGAATGGAAAAGTCGTACGTGATCGTCCTTCGACTACGTGAAGTTATGTAGCCGTATTTCAGGGCGACCCCGTCTGATGCGAAAGCATTGAGATTCGTCATAACGTCTCCCATGTTTCCGTACCAGTCGGCCATCCAGCTGAAAGGGACAGCGTTCCAAGCAGTGTCGATGCCCGGCTTGATACCGTAAACGGCGTCAAGCTGAGCAATCTTGCGCCTCCATGTTCCCTTTGGGGGAAGATGGTACACAAAGGCGCCACTGAACCTACGAGAAAGACTGTAGGTTGAACGCTGAGTGAGCCTTCCGTGGGAGATAAGCATTTCGTAAGCCGTCGGGGAGTTACCTCCCAGATAGGCGAACGATTGACCCACATCGAATTCCACTATAGTGGACTCTTCGACGGGGAATGCATACTTCCTACGGATGACTTTGCCCGAATCACGCTCGAGTTGAGCAATGATCTTCTCAGAGTTCTCCGCCGCATGGCGAAGGCTCCGAACGTCGTCGATGGTTGGCGCTACAGCGAACTGATAGTTCAAGTAGTCGTTACCAACATCGCTCACCTTTGGAGCATCCCGTGTGGCCTCAGAGAGGACATTACCACGGAAATACTTGTCAGGGCGCGTGTTGATAAACGCACCGCCCGGCATGGCCGGTATTCCTGAGTACAACTCAGCAACAGCGGTGGCTCCATCGAAAACGGGGCTTGTCGGTAAAGTACGAGCAATCGCAGTCGTGCCAAGAGATTCCATCTTTTCGACAGAATCCTTCGGCATGTTCAGCGCAGAGTCAAATCCTGCAGCTGACGCGAAGCTTCCCGGCCTGGTCAAATCAATGATCAGAGAAGGGACCAAGATACCTTTGGATTGCCATCCTTGGGTACTCGGCGTAAGGTCACCTTGAAGGTGCACCGGCGAAGGTAGACCTGACCACTTCGACTTTATAGAAGTGAAGGGTCCACCGATATCGCCGTCCGACTTCCCCAGCAGCCAATGGGGATTGCTGTGAGACACGATCTGCTGCCAGCCTAGGCTGACATTGCCGGTCTTCTCCTGCCAACTCCCTCCAGGCTGTAAACTCCCGGTGGAAACTGGAACCAGAGATTCGCGGCTTTTAATGGTCATCGTGTTCACTCCCTACCTTCGGGTAGAGACTCCTCTCACCTGTAGTACGTTACCCTTTTGGGGCGTACGCGATACAGAGCAAAAAGAGTGCGGGTGTAGCTTAACCCGCGGGGCCCCGAAAGGGGCC